GCCGTTCGTGAATTCGGCCGCTGCCGACCTGATTGCGAAGGCCGACATCGGCGCGAGCTGCTACGTGGTCGATGACCAGACGGTGGCCAAGACCAATGGCGGCGGTGCGCGCCCGCGTGCCGGCAAGGTGTTCGACGTCGACGAGTACGGCGTCTGGGTCGACTTCCGCTAATTCGACCGCGTCCGTAGTTCTTAGCCGCAACCACCCGCAGCCCCTTACCCGAGAATCCCCATGCCGAAGCTGACCATTTCACCCGCCCTGATGACGGCGATCTATCAGGGCTACAACACGAAGTTCCAGGCCGGCCTCGGTCGCGGCGACATCTACTGGGGCGAGGTCGCGATGACCGTGCCGTCCGGCGATGCCCAGGAGGTGTACGGCTGGCTCGGCAAGACCACCGGCTTCCGCAAGTGGCTGGGCGATCGCGTGATCCAGAGCCTGGAAGGCCACGATTTCACGATCAAGAACGAGCACTACGAGAACACCGTCGGCGTCAACCGCGATCAGATCGAGGACGACAAGTACGGCCTGCTCGGCACGATCTTCGAGCAGATGGGCCAGGACACGGCCGAGCACCCGGACACGCTGATCTGGGATCTGCTGGCCAGCGGCACGAGTGCCGTCTGCTACGACGGCCGCCCGTACTTCGCGGCCAATCATCCGGTGACCGACAGCAAGGGCAAGGTCACCAACACCTCGAACCTGACCACGGAAGCCGGCGGCAAGCCGTTCTGGTACGTGGCGGACTTGAGCCGCGTGCTGAAGCCGATCATCTGGCAGACCCGCAAGAACTACGACTTCGTCCGCGTAGACGCTTCCACGGATTCGCTGGTGTTCCTGAAGAACGAAGCGCTGTATGGCGTCGACGCCCGCGTCAGCGCCGGCTTCGGCCTGTGGCAGATGATGCAGGCCAGCAACCAGGACTTGACCGGAGCCAACTTCAAGGCGGTGCGCACGGCGATGCGCAACCTGAAGTCCGACAACGGCCGGCCGCTGAACATGAAGCCGACGCACATCTTCGTGCCGCCGGCCCTGGAAACGGCAGCCGAGCTGCTGTTCAAGCGCACCCTGATCGACGGCGGCAGCTCCAACGAGCTGGCTGGTGCGGTCAAGGTGGTCGTCGTTCCGTATCTGGCTTAAGCCAGGACCTGAGCTGACGTGATCTACGCCACCCGCCAGGACATCCTCGACCGCGAAGGCGCGAATGCGCTCTACGCGGCGGCCGATCGCGACCGCGACGGCCAGGTGGATGTCGTGGCGGTGGATCTGAAGCTGGCGGACGCCTCGGCCGAGATCGATACGTTCCTGAGCCTGCGTTACCCGCTGCCCCTGGCCACGGTGCCGCCAGCCCTGACGCGGCTGTGCATCGACATCACGCTGTACCGCCTGAGCCTGTCGGCCGATGTGCTGACGAAGGAGCTGCGGCAGCGCTACGAGGATGCAATCTCGCTGCTGAACAAGATGTCGCGCGGCGATGTCGGCCTCGGCATTCCGGTGGCCAGCGAACCGGCCGATGCCGGCGGCGAGGTCAAGGGCGGCGAAATCCTGATCTCGGCTGAGCCGCGGCTGTTCACGCGGCGTAGCCAGGGCGGGCTGTGATGGATCTGCTCGATCACCGCGATGCCATCGTCGCGCAGCTGCAGACCGTGCTGCCGAAGACGGTGACCGTCTATGGCTTTGCCGGTCGCTTCAGCCTCGAAGAGCTGGAACGCCATGCGGTCAAGGCCCCGTGCGTTCTGGTGTCGGTTCTGAACGGCAGCGAGGGCTCCGACCGGGGCGAGCTGTACCTGAATCTGACGGTCGCGGCCTACGTGCTGACCAAGGCGATGCGGGGCGCACTGCCGGCGGAATCCGGCCTGAAGCTCTCGACCGTGATCCTGCAGGCCGTGTCGGCCACTGATTTTTCCAAGCAAGCCCAGAGCCCGACCGGGCTGCGCTTCGACAACCTCTACAGCAGCGCGCTCGGTGAAGACGGCGTGTGGCTGGGGGCTGTTGGCTGGCGGCAACTGTCGCCGCTGCAGGCCGAGGGCGCCGATGCCCTGGGCGAGTTCCTGAAGCTGCATACCGATTTCGATTTTCCGCCGGCCGATGGCCGCCCGGAAGCCGCTGACCAGCTGGCCGTGCGCGGCCAGACCCCCACCGAGTCCACCTCATGACCATCGCTTTCAACCAGATTCCCGTCAACTTCCGCGTACCCGGCCAGTACGTGGAGTTCGACAACTCCCAGGCCAACGGCAGCGACGGCACGGTGCCGCAGAAGATCCTGCTGATCGGCCAGATGCTCGATGCCGGTACCGGTACGCCGAACGTGGCCACGCTGGTGTCCAGCGCGGACGAGGTGGCGCTGCTGGCCGGTCGCGGCTCGATGCTGCATCTGATGGCCAAGAAGCTGTTCCTGGCGAACGGCTTCACGCCGACCTACATCCTGGCGCAGGCGGATGCCGGCGGCTCTACCAAAAGCTCGCGCGCCGTGTTCTTCAGAGGCACTGCGACGGCCGGCGGCGAACTGGCGCTGTACATCGGTGATGCGCGCTACGCCGTGCCGGTGCCGACCGCGACGACGGCCGCGCAGCTCGCCACGCTGGTGGCCGCCGCGATCACCGCCGATGCCGAGCGCTATGTCGATGCCGCCGTCGACGGCGGCGTGCCGGCTCGCGTGAATCTGACGGCCCGGCATGGCGGGATCGATGCCGGCCGGATTGAGTGCACCCACAGCCGCTATGACGGCGAACGGCTGCCGACCGGAATTTCGGTCGTGATCGCGGCCCTGGTCGAAGGTGCCGGCAATCCGACGCTGACAGCGGCGATCGCCGGACTGGGCGAGAACTGGTATCCGACCATCGTCATGCCGTACACCGATGCCGCCAGCCTGACGGCGCTCGAAGCCGAGCTGGCCGATCGCTTCGGTCCGGTGCGGCAGATCGAGGGCTATGCCCACGTCGGCCACTCCGCTGACCAGGCGACGCTGCAGGCGCTGGCGGCCGGCCGGAACAGCCCGCACGAATCGATCATCGATTGCCTGGACCTGCTGACGCCGGCCTGGGCCGTGGCGGCCAGCGTGGCGGCCGTGGACGCAGGCGAGCCCGATCCGGCCCGGCCGCGCCAGACGCTGACCCTGCCGGGCGTCGTGGCCAAGATCGAAACCGGCCGCCGGACCAAGCAGGTGCGCAACCAGCTGCTGAACGCGGGTGTGTCGACGGTGCTGGTCGATGCCGGCGGCCTGGTGCACATCGAGCGCCTGACGACGACCTATCGCCTGAACAGCTACGGCCTGCCGGATGACAGCTATTTCGACACGGAATCGCTGCATCTGCTCGCCAACCTGCGCTTCACGCTGCGCAGCCGCTTCGCTGCGAAGTACCCGCGCCACAAGCTGGGCAAGGACGGCAGCGAAGGCCCCAACGTGATGACGCCGGGCACCGCGCGAGCCGAGCTGATCTCGCTGTACCGGGACTGGATGAGCCGGGGCTGGGTCGAGGGCGGTACGGCCTTCGAGCAGTTCAAGTCCGACCTGCGGGTGGAGATCGACGCCGACGACCCGAACCGCCTGAACGCGATCGTGCCGCCGGACCTGATCAATCAGCTCCGCGTGGTCGCCGCACAAATCCAGTTCCGCCGCTAAGGGAGCACGACGCACATGGCAAAGAAGACTCTGGGCCGCGCCACGATCAAGTTCGATGGCCGGACCATCCTCAGCAAGAAAGGCTCGACGCTCGATCCCGGCGGTGTGGCGCGCACGCCCGTCGTCGGTTCGCGTTCGGTGCACGGCTACACCGAAGAGCTGACCGCGTGTTCGCTCGACGTGAAGATCACCCAGACCGACGAGATCGCGCTCGAGGAAATCCGCGCGATCGAGGACGCGACCATCGTCTTCGAGGGCGATGACGGCGTGAGCTACGTGATCACCGGCGCGTTCAGCACCACGACGCCGAAGCTGGCCGAGACCGAAGGCGAGATCAGCGCGACGTTCAGCGGCACCAGCTGCGATCGCGTTTAAGCCCGCCTGCCACCCACCTGCAACCAACTTCAAGGCCCATGAAAACCATCACCGGCACGCTGCGCGACGGCATCACCATCAGCGGCAAGACGCACCTGGAATTCGAGCTGCGCGAGCCGACAACGGACGATCTGTTCGAGGCGGAAGACGAGGCCGGTACGGACACACCGCTGAAG